CATACAAACGCCCAAATCGCAGCAGACCAAAAGAGGGAGGCACAGGTCAAAGAACGCCAACGCAAGGAAGCAGAAGCCACCCAAAAGCGTTTGGAGCGACTAAGGGAAGAAAACAACGCCATCATCAAGTTCGTGGAGGACTTGAACCTGCAACTCTACGAAATGGAGTTGGATAGGTTAAGCGAGCAGGAGCAACTGCAAATCAAAGCGATGCAAGCCGAAGCACAAAGGCGGATGCAGGTGGACACGGCTGACGCAAAGTCCAAGATGGGCCAAGCCCAGCGTGAGCAAGACCTTGCTGGACTGCGTGAGAAATACGTCGGTCAGTCCTTTGGGGTTATCAACGACATCATCATCGCATCGGCTGGAAAGAGCGAGGCAGCACAAAAGCGGGCCTTCAATGTCGCCAAGGCTGCGTCCATTGCCCAAGCCATCGTTAACACCTACCTTGCCGTCAGTTCTGCACTTGCCTTGAAGCCAACTGAATCTGTATTCCCCGGACAAAGGTTTGTAGAGGCGGGTCTTGCCCTTGCTGCTGGTCTTGCAAACGTCGCCAAGATTAAGGCCCAACAATTCCAAGGCGGTGCAGGTGCAGGCTCTCCCGGTGCAGACGTAACGGGTGCAGGAGCAAGCGCAGCACCACCGCCCATCTTTGCGAACCCACAAACGACCAACCTCGGCACGGGCGAACTCTCGGCAGGCCAAGGTCAAGGCTCATCACCAATGAGAGCCTATGTGGTGGAGAGGGACATCACCCAAAGCACTCGGAGGGTTCGGAGGTTGGAGGAATTTGCAACTTTGGGGGCATAGGACATTTACCTGCATGGAACTACCCATTTACAGGATGACGGTTGATGAAGTGGACGAGGGAGTGCAGTTTGTAGCCCTGACCGATATGCCCGCCATTGAACGACCATTCCAAGCCTTCGCAAAGACACCACAAAAGTTCACCGAAACAGGCGAACGGAGAGTGCTTACTGGCCCTCTCATGCTTGCAGACACCCCCATCTTTCGAAAGGACGAAACCTACGGGGAATACTACGTCGTATTCGACAAAGCGACCATCCGCAAGATAGTCCAAAAGTATTTCAAGCAAGGCAACCAGCACAACGTCAACGCTTACCACAACGCTGAACTCGATGGCGTGTTCATGTTCGAGTCCTACATCACCGACTCCGAGCGTGGCATCATGCCTCCGAAGGGCTACGAGGATACCCCCGACGGCTCTTGGTTCGGGTCCTTCAAAGTAGAGAACGACGAAGTGTGGGACAACCGCAACCTGTTCCGGGGTTTCTCCGTTGAGGGCCTGTTCGGGATGGACAAGACCGAATCCGAACTGGAGGTCGCACTCGCTGGCTTGGCCGATGAACTTACCGCTTTTTTGCAACATATCCAACCCAACTACAAATCCAACTAACTATGAATCTCAAAAACGCAATCGAATCCCTGCGGACTGAACTCCGCAAATTCAGTACTCAAAAGCAGTCCTTTGCCGACTACAAGTTGACCGATGGCACGGTTGTCCGTGTTGACGGGGACCTCGTTGCCGGAACTGCCGTTTACGTTGTAGCCGAAGACGGCACGTTACCTGCACCCGATGGCGAACACGTCGTTGAGGGCGTTGGCACGATCAAGACCGAAGGAGGCAAAATCGTTGAGGTCATTGCTGCCGAAGTAGCAACCCCGGTTATCGAAGCCTTGCCCGTTGCTGCTGAAATCACCCCCGAAGTGGCCGTTGAGGTTACCGAGGAAATCAAGGAAGCCTATCCTGCCATGACCCCCGAAGTCGTCGAGGCCATCGTCGCCAAGCACCTCGCTGGCATCATGGAAGAACTCAAGGCTGCCTATGCCGAGATGGGAAAGATGAAAGAGAAAATGTCCGCATTCGCATCGCAGGTTGAAACCATGGCCGATATCGTCGAGAAGGTTTCCGAACTCCCAGCCGAAGCCCCAAAAGCAAGCGGTTCCGCAATCGTTGAGCAACGCAAGGCTGCTGCCTCGCAGAACTTCAACGCTCTCGCACAAGCACTCCAATCACTCAAAAAAAACTAACCCCCTAAACCCCCACTAACCATGGCATTTACTTTCACCAACCTTAGTTCGTATACCGACCAAGAGCGGTTACCACTAATCACCAAAGCGGTATTTTCCGCTCGGTCAGCATCTTTGTTCACCAAGCAGGTGGGCATCAAGTTCGCTGCAAACCTCAACCTAATGGACACCGATGCGGTGTTGCAAGGTGGAGACGCTTGCGGATACACAACTTCCGGCACAACCACAATCAGCGCAAGGGTCTTGACCGTTGGCCGCATGAAAGTGATGGAAACTTTGTGTCCTCGCTCCTTGGAGCAGTATTGGACGCAGACCCAGTTGACTGCTGGTTCAATGTACGATGGCGTTCCTTTCGAGCAGGCGTTTGCCGAGCAGAAGGCTCTTCGCATTGCTGAGGCTTTGGAAACGGCAATTTGGCAGGGTAACGCTTACTTCAGCGGTATGCTTCAAATTTTGAACGCTGCTTCAGGTTCAACTATCAGCGGTAACACGGGTGCGGTTTCTGCCTCCGTTGGTATCACTTCATCGAATGTTATCGGCATCTTTGATAACATCTACAACCAAATCCCACAGGCCATCCTGACCAAGCAAGACCTTGTAATCTTCTGCGGATGGAACAACTACCGCACCTTGGTTCAAGCCTTTAAGCAAGGAACGAATACAGGTGGTTTGGCAGTATTGTACAACCAAGTTGACCTTGCGAGCCTTGCTAATGGTGAGTTCATCTACCCCGGTACAAACGTCCGTGTCATTGCGGTTCCCGGATTGACTGGAACAAACCGAATCGTTGCATCTTACCTCGGTAACTTCCATTTAGGGACCGATTTGCTGTCCGACGAAGAGCAGTTTTCCATCTTTTATTCGAGGGACAACGACGAAGTACGGAGTATCGCAGCCTTCAAATGCGGAGTGCAACTGGCGTGGCCAGACTTGGTCGTTGACTTCCGCTTGACCTAATGTGTAGGGGGGAGGGAAACCTCCCCTCGCTTTTTGTTCTTTTGTAACTTAAACCCCATACACATATATGTCCTGCTCCCTAACTACTGGCTACGCCCTCGGCTGCCGTGATTCCGTAGGTGGAATCAAAACAATTTATGTCCAATCCTTCATCCCAACGGGGTCCTGCAATGCCAACCTTTCAGGTGCGGTTACAGGCTTCACTGGGTACGCTTCGGGTGGGTTCTTCGAGTATGACTTGACCAAGGCCACTTCGTCTTTGACTGAAACCTTGAATGCGAGCATCGAGAACGGTTCAACCTACTACACCCCCGAAGTAACGTTTACCATCAACAAACTGCAAGTCGCAGTCCGCAATGAACTCCGCTTGCTGGTACGCAACCGAGTCATCGTCATCGTGCAGGACAACAACAATCGCTACTGGTTGTTAGGCTCTGCCAACGGCTTGGAGGCAACCGCTGGAACCGCTGGAACTGGTACTGCCTTCGGGGATAGAAGTGGCTACGAGTTGACCTTGACAGGGATGGAACCCGACCCGATGTTCTCAATTGCATCCACAGTCTTTGCACCATCGACTACGCAGATACTCGGTTCGTAGTATCTTCGCATTAGGTTTTCATCATCTGAGGTTTGGGAGGGCAGTCAGCAATGGCTGCCCTTCTTATTTTTACGGCCATGAAGATTTGCATTGTTTACAACGCCCATCCAACCGGGTGCAGTTACTACCGCCTTGAAATGCCGAACGCTTACCTTGGCGACAATTACCCGGAGTTCGATTACGTCTGCGTTGAGAACATCACCACGATTAGCGACGAGGGGTTGAAGTCCATTGACCTGTTCCTGTTCAGCCGGCTTTGGTGTCAGGGAACCATGGAGCAAGTCGAAAATGTTTACAAAGCCCTGACCCAATTCGGGGCCAAAGTCATCCTTGACTTGGACGATTATTGGGTGCTGGAATCGGGCCACATCATGTACCGCCACTATCACCAAACCAAACTCGCAGAGGTCATCCGTAAGCACATCAAATTGGCTGATTGGGTTACCTGTACCACCGAGCATCTTGCTGCCCGCATACGGCCTCTAAACGCCAATGTGAGCATTCTGCAAAACGAGCCTTACGAAGCCTACCAACAGTTCATCCCCAACCCCGAAGAAGAACCCGACAAGCACCTCGTCAAGTTCGGTTGGTTCGGTGGTGCGCAGCACGGAGAGGACATGGAACTGCTCCGTGAGGGGATGCAGAAACTACGCTGGGACGCAAACTTGGACGGCAAGTACCGCCTCTATCTTGGAGGGTGGAACGACAATAATCCTGTTTATGAGGGCTACGAGAAAATCATAAGCGACCAAGGGAACAACCCGAACTACGGACGCATTCAGGCTGCTGACATCTACTCCTACGTCGGGGGCTACAACTTCGTAAACGTAACGCTTGCACCTTTGAGGGACACCAAGTTCAACAAACTCAAGTCCGAGTTGAAGGTCGTTGAGGCCGGGTGGATGAACAAGGCCATCATCGCATCCGAAACCATACCCTACACGGACGTAATCAAGCACGGGGAGAACGGATTTCTCGTTCCTTACAACAAACCCAAGGACTGGTACAAGTACATCAAACAACTAATCCTTGACCCCGACCTACGCAAAGGCTTGGCTGACAACCTCACGAGGGACATCAAAAAGCAGTTCAACGTGGCTGAAACCGCCAAGAAGCGAGCCGAACTATACAGGCAGATTGGGCGCAAATTGTGAAATTCGGGGGCATCGCACATTTACAAGCAGATGCTTTACCTGAACCCCAACACGACCAACACCCTGACGGTTACTTGGACCGAGCGTTCCAGCACGGGGGACCGCTACATCTTGCGACTCACAAGCATTGCCAAGAACACGACGACCGATTTCACCCTGCTGAAATCTGCCAACCTTTCCAACTACACCAACCGCTATGACCAATTTTCGATTGCCGTGGGTTCGATTGAAACGGGTTCCTATAAGTACGAAGTTTACGATACCAATAGCACGGTTGCCGCTGCTTTGGCGGTCGTTGAAACGGGCTTGGCATTTGTACAAACCGCAACGATAGGCTTTAACACCTACGCCAATTCAATCACTTACAACACCTTCCTCGCATCCAGCGTGAGGGTATTCGATTCAACCTTTGATTCAACCTTTGCCTAATGAGCGTACAAACACGAAGCGACCTCCAAGCGAGCGCCTTAACCATCACCAACGAAACCGCTGCCGGGGCCAACACCGCATCCCGTGTGGGCGGCTTGTTCGACGACCTTGCAGACACCGCAACGCTTAATCGGGAACGGGGCTTTGCAAACCTTTACCTTGACGAAACCAAAAACTTTACCCCGACGCAGGGGCAGGCCGTTAAGTTGACAACCCCGCTCAAAAGCGGTTTATTGTCAACCTACAACTTTTCAAGGACCAC